TTGAGTCACTGTTGGCACTTAGCTCTGCTTCTGGAGCAAAGCCGTTAAAGCGGATAGTGTAGGCAGTATCGGGGACAGGATACACATCAACCTGAATATCGCCGTTGACATCGACACCATTCACAGCGTAGTACTCAGGAGATCCTGAATGAGGCTGTGGGTTAAGCATAATGTTAGCAGTCATGAACGAAGCAGGACGCTCCACCATGAACCAGTCACTAGTGTCGTTGATAGCCTCTAGGATACGAAACTGCGTACCAGCACCTGTCAGAGAGTAACTAGTAGTAGCTGCTACAGTGTTGGCAGAGATAGTAGTCTTAAGAGCCTCCCAGTTCCAGGCATCTTCTACTTCTCGCTTTGCGTCATTGACTAGCTTGCCAACTAAGGCGCTATATTCGTTCTCTGAGACAGAAGCAACTGTAGACTCACGGAGCCTAACTAGTACATCATTAACTAAGTTTAAGTACGTGGTAGCCATTTAGCAATCCCATTTCTTAAGAGCAAGAGCCTTCCTTGTTGGTCTGCCCTTAGAGTCTTTCATAGGCCCAGGAACACCTGACATACGAGCACAGAAGGACTTACGACGAGCTGCTGCTTTAGGAGACTTAGCAGCCTCTTTGGCAGACACAGGAGGCTTTAGGTTAGCTCCTTCTGTCCTTTTGAAGTACTCACGGCCTTTCTTGTTTAGACCGCCTTCAGGGTTCTGATAGACCTTCTTAACCATTCTTTTTCTTCTTTGCTGTCTTAGCAGCGTCTTTAAAGTCCTTAGCAGTAGGAGCGCCTTTGCTGCCTGCCTTACGCATCTTCTCACCAGAACCTTCAGCGATACGCTTGCGTTTTTGATTAATATTATAGTATAGCCCCTTTTTCATCGTCCACGCCCTGCAGTCTTCTTCATAGGCTTCTTGGACATACCAGCCTTATTAAGAGCAATAGCCACAGCCTGCTTCTGAGGATACTTCTTTTCCTTCATCATCATGCTGATGTTCTTGGACACTGCTTTCTTGGATTTACCTTCCATCATAGGCATAGTCTACTCCTTAGTTTTGATGATAGCTGATTGATGTGTTTTGCTGTAATTCAACCGTAGCTACGTAGGTTACGGTGTTAGTACTACTGTTCTTAACCCTAATCTCGTCATCCTCTTCCATGACCACAACAGCGTCTGTAAGAAGGACATAGTCTCCAGCGCCTAGGTTCTTAGCTCCCAAGATCTGATACTCTACATTCTCAGAAGCATCGTACCAGTAGACAGCAGGCGAGTCAGTACCAGTCAAGGAGATAACATACATAAGACCCCATTCTGCTCGGTTCCTGGTCGGAACTGTGTAGAGAGTTACCTTGTCAGTAACAGTCCTAGTTATAGCAGCGGATACTTTACGTCCCATGTTATTCCTTTATTATACCATACTTTTATAAAAAATACAAGTACTTTTTATTCTTTTTTTGACTTGCCTAACCAGCCCTGAACAGTCTGGGTTTCATAGATCCTAAACCCTGTCCAAATGATCGTAAACAGCGCTGCAACAGCTGGCAGGATCTCAGCTAAGGTCCCTACTACAGTAACTACTGAAAGCCCGTCAGCGACCTGTTTAACGCCTTCTGTGGTGTGGTCTGCCATGATTACGGTTTCTCAGGCCAAGTGATTTCGTGGGGGAAGCCAGCCTGAGCAGGTACGTCACGCAGGTTCTGACGGTACACCTCCCAGATGCCAGGGACGTTCTGGTTCAGTTCTAGGTTCTTAATCACGATCCAGTCAGTCTCAGCAATCAGGCGGTCACGTTGCGCCCGTACTGCCTTGGCTGCCTCGTCATCAATCCGAGCCTTGTGCGCTGCCTCATGCTGTGCGGCAGTAGTGGTTACGCCATCTTCCGTGGTGTCCTGGAACACAGGGCCGATAGCCCACTTCCAGACCCACTTGCCAGCCACCTGCTCTACACCGTCCTTAAACGCTGTTTGGTAGCGAGTAACCGTGGGTGCTGGTGTCTCAAATACTGGGTCTAGTCCTAGTTCGTCTACTAACTCAGGTGTCCAAACTTTAGGGAAGGACGTTCCTTTGTTGCGTGATCGAAATTCTCCTTGCGAGACAATCTCGCCAGTTGAGCGAATACGATACATAGTTTCTCCTATCAGGCTATTGCCAAGTAAATAAAGGTTCCACCGTTAGCGTTGATTGCTGCTGGTGCTGTGCTACTAATTTCAAATCCAGAACTATAAGTGTCGATATAGTCTGTGTTTGTTACTTCTGCTGCGGTGCTGTTAAGCAACAAGTATGGATCGTTACCAGACACAATTCCACGAGCCGTATCCCAAACGTACCAGTCGCCTGTTGAGTCGGCGCGCTTAATTAGCACAAACCGAGCGCCGCTAGTAAACCCGCAGTTGACCTGAAGCGTGGTTCCTGTTCCTGTGTATGAACCTACTTTAGATACGCCAGCAACTGAGGCAAACAGATAGGCTACTTCAGTAGTACTACTACCAAAACCAGCGGTGTAAAAATCAGTAGATGTTGGTGTAACCCAACCATTCCCAGATAAAGAACTGCCTGCTGCATTAGTCTGTAAATATAGTTGTTTATCTGAAGGCCAATGTTGAACATACCAGTCACCAGTAGCACTTCTTGTCTTTTCAATAATTAACTCAGGTGCAACGCCAAGATTATGTTTTACCGCAGTTGATTGTGACCCAGTTCCATTAAAACACACCACATCAAAGAACCCAGGCGCACGACGGAAGTTCCACGAAACAAACGTGCTTGTATTTCGATTTACGTCTGCACCAGTACCTAAAGAGAACCCGTCTTGTCCAAGTACTGTGACGTATTGGGCATTTGTTGCCTCTGCTGAAGTATCATTTGCAACAAGATAGTTGGTAACACCTCTCAATCGATCTGTTAATGTGCCATTAAACCCGCCACCGTTGTCTCTAATTTTTGGAAACACTAAATCAGGTGGAAAACCAAGACCAGAAATTGCGCGTGCCGTTGCATTTCCAGTATATGTTTTTGCACTAAACACCTCTGTCCCAGCCTCAGGAGTTTTCATCGGGCCACGGCGAATGGCGATGTAGATGTAGGTGTTGCTTGCTGCAGACGGAAGCCATGTAAATCCAGTTGCAGATATGGTTGTTAATCCGTTATCACTTTCTGCATTACTAAGGTTTGCCATTAGTTGTCGGTCATCTGAACCAACAGGCATACCACGCATATTGTCAATAATTTGCCAATTGCTTGCGCTGGTTGTGTTTTTGAACATAATCCATTGTGGCTCCCACCCGAGATCCACAAACGTATTTGCCGTTCCGTCAAAAGACCCACACTTAATCACACTATCCGAACCAGAATCTCCAAAGCCACCTGCGTCATGAGCAAATAGGTAGGCGACGTAGGTAACTCCATTAGCGTTTGCTTCAACTCCTGTGGCGCTTTTAACTATTTCAGTATTAAAAGTTGTGCTTGTTGGTGGATTACCAGCAGCGCCTACATAACCAGCGGCATTGGTAGCGTTTAACGATAAGAGACTTGCATCTTTATGATATACAGCCCAAGCAGATGTTGTAGACGTGGCTTTTGCAATAATGCACCCAGGAGCGCTACCTAAATTGTGGTTGATTACCTGACCAGACCCACTTCCATTTCCCGTATACGTCACCACATCAAAGAACTTCTCTGCCTTGCGGAATGTCCATGAGGCAAATGTCGTTCCATTAGCGTTTGTTTCTGCATCTGTTCCCAAAGAAAAACCAGAAGATGAAAAGCCGCTAACAATGGTTGCGTTTGTTATTTGTGCAGCAGTTGATTGTGTTTGTAATACTTTATCAGATCCACGTGCCGTATCTACTAAAACATGAACTTTTGCTGCGCTTCTTCCTTTTAACCAAACCAACCCGCCTTCACCAGACAAATCTATGCCGTTGGTGATGGTCTGTGTAGAGCCGTTACCCGTATATAAATAAGTGGAGAAGGTGTCCTCAATATAAATAGGCTCTGCTCCACCTGCTGTTGCAGATAATGCTTTCTTATTCAGCATTTACGCATCTCCTACACGAGCGCCATATACCTGTGTGCTTACTTTCCACAATACGATTGCCGTATAACCGCTAGTGTTTAGCGTAGGTGCTACACCGCCGTCTGTTTTCCAAACGACACCAGAGCCACCAAACGTAGCATCAGTCCAAGTCAGCGTGTAAGCAGTGCCGTCATCCACCATCAGCATCACAGACTCACCAGCGGCAAAGTTTGTAGCCTTGGGAGTACGGGAAGCGCCTAGCGTGATGAGTTGTACAGAACCGTTGCCTGGGTCAATTTCAAAAGCAGCACCGTCAGTGATGGTGTATACGTCCTCTAGGATCGTTCCGATGATTGCAGGGTCAGTCAGCGTCTTGTTAGTCAGCGTCTGAACACCTGTTGTAGTTACATCACCAGTAGCTGCATTAGACCAAGTAACAGTACCTGATCCATTGGTTGACAGAACCTGACCGTTGGTACCATCAGAGGTAGGGAATGTAAAGGCGCTATTAACCTGTAGCGTAGCAGGGTTCGTACCAAGCTCTACAACAGAGCCACCAGAGGTCTTGGTATACAGTCGTTTATCTGCAGTATTAACTGCAATCTCTGCTCCGCCAGTAGAGTTGGTTAGGTCACCAGCTCCAGGAGCACCAGAAGTGTCTTTTTTCTTGATGAGAATAGTTGCCATTTAAGTCTCCGTGTTAAGCGTATGTGCCGCCTTCAATAGTGCTGGCTGTTGTTAAAACATTGTTACCACTCTTTTGGAGTGTACCTGTAAAGTTTGCAGTAGCGTCGTCATACTTAGCTGTGTCAGCATCATAGCCTTGAACAGTATTACCGATAGCTGAGGAAGTTAAGTAGCCTGCTGAAGCATGGTTGCCCCACCCATAGGCTGTATCCCAGTTGCTCTGGCTGGTTGTAGTAGGTAGAGAATAACCAGAAGCAAAAGCAAGTGCTAATGTACCGCTGCTTGTAACTGGGTTGCCAGTAATAGCAAAACCAGTAGGAACAGACATATCAACACTTGTTACTGTGCCTGTAGCTGCTGTTACAAAAGACAGTGTTCCTGAGCCATTGGTCTTAAGGACTTGACCGTTAGTTCCGTCTGTGGTAGGCAGAGTAAACGTACCTACAAAAGAAGTAAGATTACTATCATAAGCCTGTACAGTTGTTCCAATGTCTGCGCTATCTAGATAGTCAGAAGCAGTGGTTAATACTGTATGACTATTGTTCTGTAATGTTCCTGTAAAGTTTGCAGTAGTGTCGCCATACTTAGCATACCCAGCAGAAGCATGATTTCCCCATCCGTATGCAGTATCCCACTCACCTTGCTTAGTAGTCGTGGGAATTGAGTAGCCAGCAGCAAAAGAAACCGCTAAAGTACCGCTAGATGTTACAGGATTGCCGCTTACTGATAGTCCAGTAGGAACTGAAAGATCTACACTGGTAACTGTCCCAGCGCCGTTGGTGGTCCACTCAACGCCAGTAGCATCAGACTTAACTGACAATACTTTGTTAGCGTTACTGGTATAGGAAGGAAGTAGGTTGGCTAATGCGCCTGAAGCAGTAGAAGCGCCTGTACCACCATCTGCTACTGCCAAGTCTACAATGCTAACAATCGTACCACCAGTGATGTTTACTGCGTTAGCGTTCTGTGTAGCTATAGTACCAAGCCCTAGATTAGTACGGGCAGTAGAAGCACTATTGAGGTCAGAAAGATTATTAGTACGGTAAGCATAGTTAGTGTCCTGACCAGTAGCCGTAACGCCTAAGTTGTTTCTAGCGTCTGCTGCTGTAGATGCTCCTGTACCGCCCTCTAGGACAGAGATAGGAGATGTTGTGACACTGCCTGAACCACTACCACCTGGACGATAGAATGACATATTAGGCCGCTGCGTTATAGATTGGAATGTAACCGTTGTTGCTCGAAGACCATGCTACTGTTTTAGTACCGTCTTCGTAGACATTGATGTAGTCCTTACCAGCCTGAAGACCAGTAGTCGAAGCAAGTACTTCTACCTCAATTGCACCATTGTTATTATAAGTATCGCCGTTGTAAGTCAGAACAGACTGAACAGGGATAAAGTCAATCCACTCTTTCAGTCCAGAAGTGCTCACCAAGGAATTGACCTTCATCTTGGTCTTTCCATTAGCACTAATGTACGAAGTAGGGAAGCATTGAGGAATCATGGGATCTCCTAGTTTTCTTTAACACCCTCGTTGAAGGCGCTAAAGAAAAGCCTCCGAAGAGGCAAACCTTACGGTTTAGGCAAAGTTAGGACGACCTACAACAAACTTTGCAGTGGTGGAAGCCAGATCAACAGCACCACCAGTGTTGTTCAGAAGCGTCAGAGTAACCGTGTTAGCTGCCGTAACAGCACCGCCGATAACTGCATCAACTGTGTCAACACCAACAGAAATACCCATAACGATGTCGCCAAGAGCAACACCAGGAACCGTCACATCAACCGAAGCAAATGTGCCTGATCCAGTAGCAGCCTCACCGAAGTTTACAGTCTCTGCTACAGTCCACATCTCGGAGAAGATTCCCCGAAATTGTTTAGTACCTTGAATCACAGCCATAATTATCTCCTAAGATAGTTAAAAAGACCCCTCCGAAGAGGGGCCATTTAGTTATCAGCCAGGGATAACCAGAGCAACAGCGGACTTGTCACGCAGCTCACCAACACCGTACAGCGTGTCAGCGGTCAACAGCGTAGCAAGGTACTCTTGCTTGTACTGAGTCTGAACACGAATACCAAGCTGCTCAACGAGCACACCAAACTCAGGGTGAGCCATCAAGCAAACACGAGGATTCGTGTCGCCAGCACCAGCCGTAGTAGCCGTATCAGCGTTGTTCGACACATAGACCTTGACGCCATAAACGTCACCGATCTGACCGTTGCGGATTGTTGAGCCATCACCAACAAAAGCCTGCTCGGTGAAACGAGCGATGCCCATGAGGGTGTTACGAGCAACAGGAGGCACGAGGAAGAAACGGTTGTCCATCGGAACGTCCTGGTCATCAAGACGCTGGATCGAACGACGGATACCTTCGTCGGTCAGTGCAGTCTCGTTACCAGTGTTGGTGTTAGCGGTTGCATCAAATGCAGTAGCGCCGTCACCGCCGATAAAGCCGTTAGCATAAGCAAAAGTAGCGTCGGTACCGTTCCATGTGCCGCCCTGCGATAGACGACCAAGGCGAACGATGTCGGTATCGATCTGGGTTGCCAGAGCGTAACCAGCGTCATCCGTGTAGAAGCGACGCAGCGAAGACATAGCCTGAACTTCAGCAAGGTCCTCGATCAGACGGCTGTACTCATAGTGCTTGTCGATGGAGACAGACAGAGCTGTACCACCAGCAGCAATCAGAGTAACTGCATCAGTTGCGGTCTTAGCAGAAGCCGAACCACGGGTAGGAGCAGGAAAGTAGACTTTGTCGCCTTTCTTGCCTTTGAAGTTCATCTTCTTGATCAGGTTTGCAGCAACAAGATTCTTCTTGTAAGCAGCAATGATCTCGTCAGACCATACTTCAGGTACGAAACCTGCGGTATCAACTGCGGATTTAACAACCGCATTATTTGGAGCGAAAGCTGTATTAGCCATTTTAAATATCCTTTGTTTAATGAGTTAGGTTATCGAACCCTTTTCTCACGATATGCTTGCATGATTTCCTCTTGCATAGCATCGTAACGATCAGGGTCTTGTTGCATGAGTTTCATAATGTCCGCACGACGAAAGATCTTCTTGGATGGTGCCTCGTCGCTACCTGAAGGGACAGTGGTAGTTGCAGATCGAACAGCTTGGCTACGGGCTTGTTTCTCTGCCTTGACGGTCTCTGCTGCTGCACCCTTGCGCTCCTTGTAGAGCGACAAAAGTTCATTAGCTGCGTCAAAGTCGTACTGTCGATCAGCACGAACAAGCAACTCTTGACGGACCTTGGAAGATCCTACCCAACTCTGGAACCCTGGATCAGTGACGATCTGAGTATAGTCAGGATGTGTTGCCTGTAAAGCCTGTAGAGCCTTAGCTCTTTGCATCTCCAGAGTAAGCTGTTCTGCTTGCTTAATCTTGGGATGGTTCTCAATTGCAGTTGCTATCGCTTCCTTTGGATTAGCAAAAAAGTCATCCTCAGAAACTTCTACTTGCGGTTGCGACTTAGCCGACGCTTGGGCAGTGATATACTGATCCACTAGTCTACGAAGCTCTCCTACCTCGCTGCCTTGGCGACCAATTAACTTCTCGGCCTCCATGTGCATCTGAGCAATCTCTTTGGCACTTTTACCCCGATACTTCTCAGGAATGTCGTCTTCGATCTGCTCCGCTTCTTGAGTTACTTCCTCATTAGCAGGTACTTCTTCTTCTTTAACTTCAGGATCTACCACACCGTCATCAACAAAATTCGCCATCTAGTCTCTCCGTGCATAACGCATTAAGAAAAGAACACTTACAGATTGTGCGGGGTTCTCTTATCCGCTGTACTCCTCGCTCCTGCCAGTCTTGCGTTCCCACTTGATATGGCTATTGCGACGATTAACCCAAGCATCAGCAGCCGTAGGGAAGTCTCCCGAACAACCGTCTAAACTAATCCTTGGGGCTGAGATAAGTCTGCTTGCGTCGTTTCCGCAGTGAGGGCACTGCACGACTTTAACAGAATCATCTACATACTTCTCGGTTACATGGCCTTTAGCACACTGGAAATCAAAGTATCTCCTCATTTGATCTCCTCGTAGGTCTTCTCAGACAGTTCCTCTAGGCTTGTCAAGTACTTTAGAATATCTACTTGGCCTTTACGGAACTCTAAACTTGCCGTGTCACCACAATTATCTATGTCTCGGTACTGCTCTAAGAGCTTGTTCAGGTCCTCTATCAGGTCCTGCCAGCCTCTGTGCGACATCATGTCGAACCGATCTTCATAATACCGCTGTAATTCTGGGTCCATAGTTTCTCCTATGTAGGACTATGTTGTTTATTTACTACACTGCCTATATTTTACCACAAAACTGCAGATTTGTCAAGTACTTTTTTACTTATTTTGACGTGCTGCAACAACTTGTAGCCCAGCGATCTCCTTGCGAGTATCAATATCCTTCTCTTTCAGCGCTAGATTTGCTACCTGAACCCTGCGCTCGAACTCTGCCGTAGGATCTTGGGCCTCACCAAGGTACTTAGAGGCGCTGGCGGCGATGCTGGCCTGTAATTCAACAGGTTTTAGCTGGGAATCTAGGGCTTCGTTCTGTGCCTTAGCCTGTTTCAGGGCAATATCAGCCTGCAGGTCAGCCATCTGGAGCTGTGCCATCTGCATCTGGACCTGTTGCTGCATCAGAGCCGCTTCCTGAGCTTGCGGATTGGGCTGCATCATCTGGGTTAGGGTAGCAATCATCTCTTCACGGTTGTTTAGACCACTGTTTTCTACGATTGCCTTCATTACCAGAGGCACAACAGGGCTATCTGGCCCTAAAGTCTTGAGCAGATTCATAAACTGCATCTGTTCGTACTCACGAGCGATAATACCTAGGTTGCTAGAAGGGATAAAATTGAAATCCTGAGCAGGGAAACGCTCTGGATCAAACTGCATGAAGCGATAAGCAGACTTCTGAACGAAAGGAATCAGGAACTGCTCCTGGAAATTCACCAGAGTACGCTTGTTTTTCTTAATGATAGCCGACAAACCAGGGTTCAAACCAGCCCCGTCAGCGCCTGCAGCAGGGATAGAGAAGCTATCTACCGTGCCAGTAGCCATGAGCATCATCTTCATGAACTCATTAGCCGTGGTCAGGTTGCCTGGATCAGTCACACCAAACTTAAATGCCTGAAGAATCTCGTTAGGATTACCGTTGGTCAGGATGGTCTTGCCTGGACGAACCTCAAACTTAGCGCCACGAGGGAGTCGAGTAGCGTCGATACCCATCATAGGAGCTGTTGTAAGGGCTAAGGAGTCCAAGTGAGCACGGATCTGAGCGTCAATAGCCTTCTGCATATTGAAGCCCTTCTCAGCGATTCCACGGCCCCAGAAGCGGTTCGGCATAGAGTCGTACTGGAAGGCCACCATAGGACGATCCTTCATCATGTACGGGCTTTCCTCAGCCTTCAGAACGTGCTGGTCATTGGCGATAACAATGATTGCCTCAACCAACTCAGCATAGGCGGCTGCTTCTGTCCCCATTTCGTCTTGCTTTTCGCTAAATAGCTTGATGACTTCTGAGCCATCTTCAGCATCCAGCAGGTAACGAGGAACCAGTCCATAGTAGCGCAGCAGCTTGATCTTGTCTTGCTGATACTCTACGATCTCTTGGACAGGCTCAAGATCGGAATCAGTGGGCGACATGCCCAGATTAGGGATCATCTTGTAGACGCCAGTTTCCATCCCAGTCACTACGCTGTGGTAGGACACGAACTCCTCAACTGCTACACCAAGAGCCTCTTCAATCGTAGTGGCTGTGGGATCAATCAGGAAGTTCTTGGGGTTGATTGGCTTTAGACCAACAGAGAACATGGTACGCTCTTCTACACCTACGGCAGTTACACCCATCTCTGGGATAGGCCGTGAGGCAGGAGCAAGGTTTGTCTTCTCAGAGATAACGATCTCACCGATACCAGTACCGTAGACAGCGCCAAGGACAACGATATCAGAGATAGACTTACGGACCTTATTCTTCTTAAAGTCCTCATACATCTGCTTCTTAATCTGCTCGATGTCCAGACGATTCTGATCCATCATGTCGTCATCGATGTCAAAGAACTTCTCACCACGACCAAAGATAGCCTCTTCGATCTCAGCCACAGAAGTCTCAACAGCCTGCTGCAGTGCAGGAGTAACAATCTTAGAACGCTCAGACTCTCGTGTACGGTCTTCAGGTGCCCAGATTCCACGCCAGAGTCGCTCGTACTCTTTCCAGTCCTCTAGGTAGTTCTCGTCACGCTGGTTACGCCACTGATCGCAGCGGCTTAGAACCCACTGAGAGATCTTGGAGTCCTTACCGTCTAATTCGTAGCCGTTGTCTTCCATTTACAGATCCTTTGTGGTGTCGTCAATGCTGTTTTCAAACACAGAAACATACTCTTCTTTTTCTTCTTCCTCGTCTTCTTCTTTTTCAACAGGAAGAAAGATATCCTTATCCTTAAGACCGACTTCTTTGGCCTTAGTAATGATCTTCATCATGCAGTCAGCGCTGAACTTCTTGTCCATCTCTTCTTTGATGGTCATCCACACATCAGGGTTTGAAGACAGGCTGTCCCAGTTTAACGGCACATAGTCTTCCATTTCGTACATATACATGGCTTCTCCTAGGTCAATAGCCAGCTACGCTGTCCAAAGGTTCATAATCGTCTTCCTCGTAATCCTGAACGTACTCTGCTATGGCGATCTGATCGATGTAGCTTAGAGCATCAATCAAGTCATCGTGGACCTGTGGGTTAGGGAAGTTCATCAGCTCATCCATAATCTCACTGTTCCACTCTGCTTTGTTGAACACCAGCTTGCCGTGCTCAAGACGACCCTGCAAAGCCCAGGTAATACGATCAGTCTTCTTTTTGTTACCGTGGGTTAGGTCCTCAACCCTAAAGTAACTGTTATATTTTCTCATCAGGTCAGAGAGATAAGGCAGCACAGCGTTCTTTAACGCTCCTCGCTCGATCCCTACGCAGACAGGCTCATAGTCCCGAACCACGTTGAAGATCCTCTGAGCGGTCTCCTTAATATCCCACCGACCATACTCAATGTCTGCAACCCACCAGCCTTCTCTCGTGACCTTTACAATGGCGATTGCTGTCTGGTCTAGCCTTTTCTTTTTAGCCGTGGTAGCCGCTGCTACATTCTCAAAACCAGCCAAGTCTACTGCTACAAAATATCGTCCTTCATTTGGCTCTTCATCGTCATACTTCACCCACTCTTCTTTGAAGATACCACCTGAAGCAGCCTCAAAGGAGGCCATAAACTCAGTCCTAAAAGCAAAGGAGGACATCGACTTCTTAGCTGCCTCAATCTCTTTAGGGTCCAGCAGCGGGTTGTCAAAGGAAGTAAAGTGCCAAGACTTATACTCCTTATCCTTTCCTTCATCACCATATGAGTAGAGTTCCCAGAAGTGGTTCCTACCCATCGGTGTACCAATGAACAACGCCTTACCTTTTAAGTCTGCCAGTGCTGGACGAAGGATCTGCTCGAACACAGAAGGCTTCATATCCGCATACTCATCAAGGACAACAAACTTAAGGCTTACGCCTCGCATCGTCTCTGGTCTATCAGCGCCCTTGAGTGATATCATAGCGCCATTGACCAGCTTGATCTGCATATTGTTTACATGACTGGACTCAATCACTGAATGCCCAAGCTCCAGCAGAGTCTGCCACATAATGTCACGAGCCTGTCCTTGCGTCGGGGCTACGTACCATACATGACCACGATCTGCTTGGAGAGCTTCTACAATGAGCATCCATGCAGCCAGCCTTGACTTACCTGTTCTACGACCTGCAGCTACTACCTTAAATCGAGTATCGTCATTCCAGACGGTCTGCTGCCAGGGCAGTAACTTAATCTCTAGATTCATCGTACTCGACATCCTGGACGGCAACACTGACTGAATCTACTATCTCCACTGGCTTTGCTTCTGTTAAACCAGTGATGTTAATGGTGACAGCACCTCTTTGTCCCTTAGCATCCTTTTCAAACAAGGACAGGGGTAAGACCCTATCAATGCACATCTTCAGAGCAGCTCCCTGGACAGGATGACCATCAGACATAGCAATCTCAACGATCTTGTTGATTACCCTGTCACCTGTGGTAGCAAGTAGCCTAGCCTTTAGTTCAGCAATACGAGCTTGGTCGCCTGCTGGACGGCCTACTACTCCACGCTTCTTCTTAGCGATGATCTCGCTTTTCTTTGGTCTGCCTGGTCCTCTTTTTTTAGGCGACTCTGTAGAGGGGACAGGAACATCTTTAAGGGACACTATTTAGCCTTTATATAGTTTTATAAAGCTCTTCAGAATTACTAGTAACTTCTAATGCATTACTAGTAACTTTTAAGAAGTATAATTATTATTATCCTCTTAGTCATCGCATCAGAGCTTTTAAGTTATCTACTTAATAGACCTATTATAGCATATTTTTTAAGATTTGTCAAGTACTTTTTAGAGGCTTGGAGAGAGCAGTTTCTGTCTTACATTACCTAACTTCTGTTCAGTCTGTATAAGTTATTGATTTATAAGGAGATTATCATTACCTAATTACTGTCTAATTTCTTCCTTTTTTGTGTCTAATCCACTCTTTTTTGTATCTGGGGTGATGCTACAATTTATAAACACAGCAGCCAACCCCTCCCCCCGTACCTGTCTAGACCTAATCAGTCAGTCAGAGTAGGGTGTTGTCCAGCACATATCTAGTAGTTAGTGAGTACTCACACACTAGATCTAGTAGTGTAGATTATACAGTAGTGAAAACTGTACAGTATTGACAGAGAATGTCCTTGTGTTGCACCCTATTCAACCAACCTAGGTTCCATAGCTTTAGTCTATGACTGTCTAACATTTGATAACCTAAGTCCTGGGGCTGTATAATACCTGAGCAGGTTAGTCAAGTTAAGGGTTTTCCCTAGTAACTTTCTATTGAACTCATCCGTTTTATGTGTATCATACGAATTGTGGTGATTAACAAAAGGAGCAATAAAAATGATCTATATGTACAGAATCGAAAGAGGCAGAGCAATTCTAAACAAGGAACAAAACGGAGAAGATCTGTCAATCAAAGTAATCGGTACGTTTAAGACTGACCAAGAAGCAAAGGAAGCCTGTATTAAACACTTTGACAAAGCCTGTAAATTGATGTCTAATCTTGGTAAACCATTACCAACAATCTTATTTTTCTAAGGATCTAAAAATGGAAAAGCACAACGGCTGGACAAATTATGCAACCTGGAGGGTAAACCTTGAGATGTTCGACGGGTTATCTGCTTTGGATGTAACTGGAGAAGTAAAGCCAACGCAGCAAACACTCAGCGAAGGGCTTCAATCAATGGCTTATGATATGATCGAGGAGTCTAGTCCTGTCGGGTTTGCTAGATCGTATGCGCTTTCATTTCTAGACGATGTAAACTGGTGGGAGATTGCTGGTCATATTTTAGAAAACGAACTGGAGGAGGCATAAAATGTTATTCTTGGAGCTTGTTGGTCTTGTTGTTGCTTGTGTTTCTGTCTGTCTAATCCTTAAACCTTGGAGTCTAAAATGAACATCAAAGAAAAATCTGAGCAGTTTGCCCTAAATTATTTTCTGTCTGATTTTCCCGCATCTTATACTTTTGAAGAAGTATTAGAAGCAATCCTAGAAGACAACGACACTAGCGTTGTTGTCTGGGAGGTTTTCCAGGATCACCCTGCGGATTGGGTTGTCTGTGAAATTGAAAATATGGTAGCTGAGTTAATTCACACATTTGGGAGCTAAAATGAAAATCTTGATTAACGAAGTCAAAGTTCGGTCTGTACGTGGTGAAGAAAACGATTGTTCAGTGATCGCTATCATGGCGGTTACTGGGTGTACTTACAAGCAAGCCTGGGAAGCTCTTCGGTCTGCTGGTAGACTCAAGGGAGAGGGCGCTTCTCCCTTGCAGATCGGACTAGCCCTGAAAAGCCTTGGTTGGGCCTCTATGGGGTTTGTGCCGATGAATAAGGTCACCCTATCCAAGCTAGTCAAGAACCGCTCTAAGGGTCGTGTAATCGCTTATACGAGCAACCATGCCGTGGCTATCAAGGACGGTGCAATCTATAACACTTGGAACATCCACGGGAAAACCCTGATTCTTGGGTTCTTCGATATTAAGGAGACGGCATGAGTTGGCTATTGCATGAGAACGATAAACCATATATTGATGCATCAAAGACTAACGTTCAGGATACTTGGCGTAGGTTCGGATGGACACCGCCTAGTGAATTGAAAGAAGTAAATAAACCTGATACAATCAGCGCATTACCATTACTAAACGAAAGGACTAAACCATGAACTATTCAGATGACATCCAGGAGTTACGGGAGATCATAGACATTATGCATGAGGACGAGGTCTGTATTCTTCGAGGCTTGCTAGAGGTGCAGCAGATGATTTACCAGTGTCGGGACTACACAGAGATCTCAGAAGGCATTGCGAAGCTAATCCGATTGCATGATCCAACAGTGATCGACAAAGCAGAAGAGATGGGGGCTGAACTGTGAGCGCATGGTTGATAATCCTCACTGGCTTGATCTATGCTTACATAGCAGGAGAGCAGGGCTTCAGGGGTAACTTAGCAATGATGATCGTTTATGCAGGTTATGCCTTCTCGAATGTTGGACTTTATTGGATGGCGACTAAATGAAAACAGACAAAGAACTAATCCAGATGGCGTTGGATGCGCTGGAGTCGTGCTTGGAAGACGAAAACCACGACGGTGAAACATTTGAATACTTTGATTGGCGAAAAGTAGAAGCGGCTAAGAAAGCCATGCGTGACCGACTAGCGCAACCTGAGCGTGAATGGATTGGGCTGACGGATGCTGATAAAAGTTGGGCGTTCGATGAGACGCAAGAAGGTGGTGGCTTTTGGGAGTTTGCTGATGCAATTGAAGCCATACTAAAGGAGAGAAATTTTGATTAAATTCCTGCTATTGATGGGATCTTCGGTTATCTTCGGTTTAATGCGTTCATATAAGGAGTGGCACAATCATGACATCCGACGGCGGTAAAGGGTCTGCACCAAGGCCCTTTTCAGACTATCAACAATATGAGAAAAATTGGGATCAGATATTCAAGAAAGAGCACAAGGTTTCAGGTGTCCCTTATAAAGTAGGATTAGATGATGCCTTGCTTAAGCACGAACCATGTAGCGGTCATGCGTTCCAGGCTGACGAGGATATGATCGCAACCCTAGAACATGAGAACCGTTGTCTTAGGGCTAGAATCGAACGACTAGAGGAGGAATTGCGGAATGCCTCTAGAACCGATTAAAACGCCCTGTATCGGGTTCTGTGAGATGGATAGGTGTCTAGGTATCTGTAAGGGTTGCGGACGCACCAGCGGCGAAATAACGAACTGGAGCATACGTTCTGACGCTGAGAAGGATGCAATCATGGTTCAATGTCAACGAAGATTAGGGGTTTTATATGGCGAAGACGAGTAAAAAGGTGACAGAACAAGTAAAAGAGGTGGCGGTTCCTGTAGTAACGGTTCAGCCTAAGATGCAATCGATTGCTTTTGATAAGAATAGCAACCTGTATGGTATAAGTGATGACAATCGTGTCTATCGCTATGACTTCAACAAAAAGGAGTGGTTGATCGTATGAGATGCCTATCGTGTGACAAAGTGCTTAGTGACTATGAATCAACCCGTAGGAGCGCCAATACAGAGGAATATGTAGATCTATGCAATCGGTGTTTCTACTATGTCAAGGACGATCTGAACACCATTGACAGGGCCGACCTAGTGTCTGATGATTGTCTGGACTACGAAGCCTTAGAAGAATCAGGGTTAGATATTGACATTGACGAAGATCAGTGATACAATCTCTATATAGTTATTAAGTAGTTACTAAGAAGTATAATTATTATTATTAACTTATAAGGAACTAAATAGATGGATGATGACATATCAAAAGAGGGACACTACTGGTTCACTGTCCAAGACTTTGCCTACCTGTCTATTCATAACGGACTAGACAAGATGATCGAAGATGTGCTACAATGTAGGCGTAAGATCGAAGCTGAGAAGGCAGCTAAGAAGGCAGCTCAGATTAAGGATTGTGAGTTCTGATATGAGACAACAGATCATTGACTTTCTAATCATGCTTCTGATTACAGGTGGTGTTATTGCTGTCTGGTTGTCTGTCTTTATTTTACTGATGTATTTATTCTAGGAGAGTGTTATGACTGATGAGCGTATTTTAGAGTTAGCTAAAGAAGCAGGAGCAAGTAAGGTGTTTGTCGCTGGTTTTGCTATCTCAGGAGATAAGAAGATTATCGAGTTTGCCCGACTAATCATCGCAGAACTGGAGAAGAAGTCGTGAACTGTGAAACAGGATCTCAGTGCGTAGGCGGTAAGTGTGACTCCTGTACATTCGGAATGCTTACAGATCTTCAGATCATCGATATAGCCAAGGCAACAGGAGTGTACGGCACAGACCACTTGGGTGAGTTGATCGAGTTTGCCTACTCAATCGAACAACGAGTGCTTCGTAACCTTAAAGGAGAGAATTGTGGGGCAACAGCTTAAAGCACACCTGCCATGTCCTGACTGTGGGAGCAGAGACGCTCTAACACAGTATGACTGGGGAACAAGGTGCTTTTCTTGTGGCAAGGCAACAAGCAACAATAAGCGAAGCGAAGAAGTACCGCAGAAGCTAACAACCGTAAAGAGCAAGATGACAAACATCAACGACCTGACCTATGCTTCTGTGACTGACCGTGGGCTAACACGCGATACCTGCCTTACCTACGGCATCGGTACACACGATGGGTACTATTACTTCCCGTACTCTGACGGATCTAACCTGATCGGTTACAAGAAGCGTAATATCTCAGACAAGCGGTTCAGCATCGAAGGAGAGTGGCAGAAAGGACTGCTCTTTGGTCAACAACTATTCAGCAAAGGCGGTAAGTATGTCACGATCACGGAAGGAGAGTTTGACGCTGCGGCGGCGTATCAGATGTTGGGTTCAAAGTATCCTGTTGTCTCTGTTAGAAACGGTGCGGGTAATGCGCTCCAAGATATCAAAGCGAACTATGAGTGGCTTGACTCCTTCGAGACTATCGTTATTTGTTTTGACAATGACGACCCTGGTCGAACCGCCGCTAATCAGATTGCTGAAGTATTTGGAACCAAAGCCAAGATATTTAAAGGATCCGCCGACCTTAAGGACTCCTGCGACTACTCGAAAGAAGGCAAAGGGAAAGAGTTCGTAGACTTTTGGTGGAGAGCAGAGCGCTACACTCCTGATGGTATTGTGGACGGCGCTGGACTGTGGGAGCTGGTCAACCAGCCAGTAGAGAAGGCAGAAGTGCTCTATCCGTACACTGGGCTTAACGATCTGTCCTACGGTATCCGCCAGGGAGAGCTAGTCACTATCACGGCAGGTTCTGGTCTTGGTAAGTCGCAGTTCTTACGAGAGATCGTGTATCACATCATCAACAACAGTAACGACAACATCGGGCTTATGTTCTTGGAGGAGTCTGTTAAGAAGACTGCGAAGAGCATCATGAGCTTACACGCTAACAAGCCACTTCATTTACCTGACACGGAGGCAACAGACATTGAGTTACGAGATTCTTTTAACGCTACTCTTGGTACTGGTAGGGTTTATCTGTTTGATCACTTTGGCTCCACAGCTATTGACAATATCATTAGTCGAGTTCGTTTCCTGGCTAAGGCTCTTAATTGCAAATACATTTTCCTCGACCATGTATCGATTGTCGTCTCGGCGCAAGAAAACGGTGACGAGCGAAAAGCATTAGACGAGATCATGACCAAGCTACGGATGATCGTTCAGGAGACTGGTATTGCTCTGTTCTGCGTATCACACCTGAAGCGACCAGACGGCAAAGGCCACGAAGAAGGTGCTTCGACTAGCTTATCCGCTCTCAGAGGATCTGGATCTATCGGGCAACTCTCTGACCTTGTCCTTGGTCTTGAGCGCAATGGGCAGTCAGATGACGTCAAGGAGAGGCATACCACCCGTGTCCGTGTTCTCAAGAATCGTTTCAGTGGCTTGACAGGACCCGCCTGTTCGTTGTATTATGATAGGGTCACTGGGCGCATGACTGAAACATTCGAGGACAAGGAACTGTGAGGATAGCACTTGATATTGAAACTAATCTTAAGCACGACACTATTTGGTGTTGTTGCACTTATGATCTGGATACTAAGGAAGTCAAGTCATGGACAGAAGCAGAAGGACTGAAGAGCTATATCTCGAAGGCTACATTGATAGTGGGACACAACGGGATAGCGTTCGACTTTCCAGTCTTGAACAGGGTTTGGAAGACTACTATTCGGATGAGCCAAGTTCAGGACACACTGGTTATGTCAAGACTATCAAACCCGTCAAGAGAAAAAGGACACAGTCTTGGGAACCTAGCGCCACTGGTAGGAAGAACCAAGAAGGAGTACGACGATTTCGATGGCGGTCTGACGGAAGAGATGGTTGAGTACTGTAAAGAAGACGTTGTGATCTGTGGTGAGTTGTACCTGTACCTGCTGCAAGAGCTGAAAGGTTTCTCTGATCAGTGCATCAAGCTAGAGCACGATGTTCAGGCTATCGTTGCACGACAGGAGCGGCATGGTTTTATGCTTGACATCGGCCTAGTCTGTACTCTGGTTGCTGATTGGAAGAAACGACTCTCAGACATCGAAGAAGGTCTTCAGACGGTCTTTCCTCCTATCGTTACCCCTAGGGTATCTGAGAAGACAGGTAAGCCTCTGAAGGACGATGTAGAGGTGTTTAACCCAGGCTCCCGCCAGCAGATTGCAAAGCGTTTGATGGAGAAAGGTTGGAAGCCAACGAAGCACACTGATAAAGGACAGGTGATTGTAGATGAATCAGTCTTGGCAGGAGTGGATATTCCAGAAGCAAAACTTATCGCTGAGTACTTACTCGTTCAGAAACGGGTGGCTCAAGCTCACTCATGGCTTGAAGCTGTATCTGAGGACGGACGGGTTCACGGTAAGGTCATCACCAACGGAGCAGTCACGGGACGAATGACGCACCACAGTCCTAACATGGCTCAGGTTCCTAGTAGCGGTAGTCCTTTTGGACACGAATGCCGTAGCTGCTGGACTGTCCCTGAAGGTAAGATGTTAGTCGGTGCTGATGCAAGTTCTCTAGAGTTGCGTATGCTTGCCCATTACATGAAGGATCAGGACTATGTTAAAGAAGTCATTGAAGGTGACGTTCACACCAAGAATCAAAACGCCGCAGGTCTTCAGACAAGGGCGCAAGCGAAAACCTTCATCTACGCTTTACTCTACGGAGCAGGGCCTGCAAAGATCGGGACGATTGTGGGTGGTTCAGCAAAAGAAGGGAAGATTCTTATCGATAATTTTCTTAGGAACACACCAGCACTTAAGAAACTCAGAGAAAAGGTTGAGAGGTTGGCTTCGTCGGGAGAATTACCAGGATTGGACGGTAGGAAGTTACAGGTTCGTTCCGCACACGCAGCACTTAACACGCTACTCCAGAGTGCTGGTGCGATTGTAATGAAACAGGCTTTAGTTCTACTTGACGGTAAGATCAGGAGAGCAAAGATCAATGCACAGTTCGTTGCTAATGTGCATGATGAGTGGCAGATAGAAGTAGATGAGAAGTTTGCAGATGATGTAGGTAAGTTTGCAGTAGAATCAATTAAGGAAGCAGGGCAGGTGTTGCAGTTACGATGCCCATTAGACGGTGAATACAAGAAAGGAAAGACATGGGCACAGACGCACTAGATCTACAAGACGAGAAGTTCTATGAAGACATGGCAGAGGTGATCATTATTGTTGTCAAGAAGGACGACACTGTCAACATCAAGACAACGGTACAGGATATGCACGAGCTGCAAGCAATCTTCAGCACTGGGATAATGATGGCTTCATTTCACGATATAAAATCATTAGGCTCAGACATTGACAAGTTGCACTAATATGGTATAATATATAGGTATATTCTAAAAGGAGAAGTAAATGGATTTACAACCAGTAAAAGTTCAGGCAGAGATTATGTGGGCTTTCCTTGATACGCCTAACCAGCTATCAGGTAAATACCAAGTAGACCTTTGCAACCTGAGCTCTGAAGCTGTATCAAAGCTGCAAGCAATGGGTGTTAATGTTCGTAAGAAGGACGATCAGCCTGAGAAGGGTTTCTTCGTTACTGCTAAGAGCGTGAACTATCCTATCAAAGCAGAAGATCGTGAAGGTAATCCTGTAGCAGGTAAGGTAGGTAATGGCTCCAAGGCTATTGCACTGCTCAAGCCCTACGAGTATACCTATCAGAAGAAGAAGGGTGTAGCTATCGGCGTCAATAAGCTGATCATCACTGATCTGGTAGTCTACGAAGCAGAAGTTAAAGAAGAAGAACTTGACGATGTCCTCTAAGGAGAAAAACATGGTAACGAAAAAGACAGTAGTACCTAAAGTAGAGTTTAGGATCGAGCCTTTGGCAAGCACTTTCCGTGTCTCAGACGGTGAATTCTTTGGAGAGCAGTTTGACTTTGAAATAACCTCTGACGGCACTGTGACGATCAACGACAATACTTTTGATAGTCGTGAGCAGGCTGCTAAAGTTCTTCGCCAGATGGCAGACTTCTTAGCCAAAAAGTGATTGCTTTAATCGACGGAGACATTCTTGTATATCGCATAGGGTTTGCGTCTAACGACACTTCAGACCGACTAGCGATTGCAAGGATGGCAGAGTTCCTAGAGGAGCTGGTTATGCGTCCTGACGTAGGGGACTACAAAGGATTCTTAACTGGCTCCAACAATTATCGCAACGAGATTGCGAAGACTGCACCTTATAAGGGCAACAGGACTGGCGAGAAGCCTATCCACTATGAAATACTGCGGGAGTATTTGAGAAGTGCCTGGGCTTTTAATGAAGTAGAAGGACAAGAGGCTGACGATGCAATTGGTATAGCAGCTTACGAGTTTGACAGCATCGATGACTATCTGATCATGACACTAGACAAAGATCTTGACATGATTCGAGGATGGCATTATAACTTCATAAAAGATAACAAGTATCTGATTGAAGAGTACGAGGGAATCGTCAACTTCTACAAGCAGATCTTGACAGGCGACAGGGTAGACAACATTGTAGGGCTAAAAGGTATTGGTCCGAAGAAGGCAGAGAAACTTGTAAAGGATTGCAAGACTGAACAAGAACTCTACGATGCTGTCTTAAAGGCTTACGACAACGACACTGAAAGGGTGCTAGAAAACGGCAGATTATTATGGATACGAAGAAAACCAAACGAAATGTGGAATCCACCAGCATAACCTACGTCCACTGGGTTGATGCCGTAGCAGATTGCGAATGGCAACAGGATGTAAAGGCTGATGTCCACGACTGCTTCACTGTGGGCTTTATCGTAGACGAGACTGCTGACGCTATCTGCATCGCTTCAACGATCTCTGATAAGGACAGCAACGCTCGTATGCACATTCCAAAGTCATGGATCAAGGAAAGAAAGGTGATTAAGTTTGAAACCAAGCAGCGCAAAGGCAAAGGGCAGAGTGTTCCAACAGTGGGTAAGAGATCAAATACTAGCAAGGTTCTCTCTTGAACCCGACGATGTTAGATCCGTGTCGATGGGCGTGTCAGGGGAAGACTTACTCCTTAGTCCAGCAGCAAGACGGAAAGTGCCTCTTAGTATTGAATGCAAGTCTAGAGAAAAGATTGCTGTTTACGGCTACTACGAACAAGCGGAAACAAACGCCAAAGGAAAGGGAGAACCTGTTGTCTTTATTAAACAAAACAGATCCCGCCCTCTTGTAGTTGTTGATGCTGAGTACTTTTTAGATCTGATTAGGAAAGCAAATGAGTCCTTATAAAATAGTAGAACCTACTGTAATTAGTTTTAGCGGTGGACGGACTTCTGCTTTTATGCTTTGGAAAGTATTGGAAGCAAATGATGGAAAGTTGCCTGAAGAAGCAATGGTAATTTTTGCTAACACAGGAAAGGAAGATGAGGAAACACTTAAGTTTGTTAAGGCTTGTCAGGATAATTGGAACGTGCCTATAACCTGGGTTGAATACAGATCAGAAAAACCTGGGTTTGAGGTTGTTACATATGAAACAGCAAGCCGTAACGGTGAGCCTTTTGATCAGTTAATTACTAAGAAAAAGTATTTACCTAACACTTTTGCAAGATTCTGTACACAAGAGTTAAAAGTAAACCTGATGAAAAAGGTATTTCCTTTGAAAGAGTTTGTTACTTTTGTTGGTATCAGAGCAGATGAGCCACGCAGAGTTGCTAAGATGTCAACAAACAAAGACGAAAAGCAGTGTCCTTTGGCAGTAGATGGTATTACTCAGCAAGATGTACTTGAGTTTTGGAAGAACAATTCCTTTGACTTAAAGCTGACAGTAATTGATGGCAAGACTCCTTTAGGAAACTGTGATCTTTGTTATTTAAAAGACCTGAAACAAAAACTTTCTATTGTTCGTAGGTATCCTGAAAAAGTAGTTTGGTGGGCTGCTAAAGAAGAACAGATCAATGCAACATTTAGACGAGATCATCCGCAGTATAAAGATCTAGTCAAAAAAGCAAGCGAACAAGCAGATCTTTTCTCTGACGAGTCTATTCCTTGTTTTTGTGGTGATTAGTTAAAGGAGATATAATGAGTAAAGTTTATCGATTTATATACGATTCTGAGCTGTATGAGGACACAGGAGGCCACTATCCAGAGGCTACCACGGTAGAGATCCGTCATTACTTTGAAGATGAAACAACATGGCCTAAGATCATGTACCAGTTTGCTAAGTTCTTAGAGGCTTCTGGTTATGTCGGCGTCATTGATCGTGTGATTATCAAAGATCCTTATGACATTGAATGGGATTGTGGGTTTGAAACAGATCAACAAACAAAGAACTTTGACCTTGATAACGGGGAAGAAGCCGAATGACAGTCCACTGCGTGATACCCGACTGCCAAGTGAAGGATGGAGTAGATCTGTCCTATCTTACCTGGGTTGGACAATATCTAGTTGACAAGAAGCCAGATGTAATCGTCCAGATTGGTGACTTTGCTGATATGCCTAGCCTCTCAAGCTATGATGTAGGCAAGAAGAGCTTTGAAGGACGACGTTACCGCACAGACATCGAAGTAACCAACAAGGCTATGGAGATTCTCTTAACACCGATAAAGGAGTATAACGAACGTGCACGACGAAATAAAGAAAAGCAGTATAGACCCAGACTCGTTCTCACCCTCGGAAACCATGAAGAAAGAATTTCCAGGGCTGTCGAAGGAGATCCTAAACTTGACGGAACTATTAGCCTCAGTGACCTTAAGTACGAACTACATGGTTGGGAGGTTATACCGTACCTGGAACCTATTGTTATTGATGGTATTGTGTACGCTCACTTCTTTACTTCTGGCACTATGGGGCGTCCTGTAACATCTGCAGCAGCTCTGTTGGCTAAGAAGCACATGAGCGCAGTCATGGGTCATGTTCAGAATCGACAGATCGCCTACTCCAATCGAGCAGACGGTAGCCAGATCACAGGACTCTTCTCAGGCTGCTGCTACCTGCACGATGAGGACTATCTAGGTAGCCAGGGTAACAAGTACTGGCGAGGTATCTGGATGCTTCACGAGGTCAACAACGGCAGCTTTGACGAGATGCCAGTATCCCTAAACTATCTAAGGAAAAAGTATGAGCATCGATAACGCAAGTGCAACAGACTGGTACAAAGCCATGAAGAATCATCAGACTCTAGGTGATTATATCAAAGATAGGCAGGTTGGAGGTGATCATTACAAGTCTGACATTCAGTCCTGGGATGTTTTTCTTGATTGGGGGCTTGACCCGTGGGCCTGTAATGTGATAAAATATATACAGCGACATCGTAAGAAGGCAGGGAAACAGGATCTTGAGAAAGCAAAGCACTACCTGGAGTTCATGCTAGAGAACTATGACGCTATAGGCAACAAGTACTACAAGGGTTGATATGCCGCTAACACTGGAAGAGATTAAAGAGAGGATGAAAAGATGGGATGAGATAACCATCGTTGAAGAGCTGTCTATTAGGGCAGACGAGCTAGTAGAGCGCTTCGACGACTACATTGAAGACCAAGCAGATCGTTTAGAACAATTAGTCAACTGGGAATAATAAAAATATGGATTACTATGTTTATCATCATGTAGATCCAAAAACTAACAAAGCAGTATATGTTGGTCTTGGACAATATGATAGAGCGTGGAATGTAAGAAAAGGACACAGATCCGTTGATCATGTTAAGTGGTTAAATGAGCAGTATGAACAAGGTTATACGCTGCATGACATTGTGTTTGTAACTGATAAAAACCTAACCAAAGAAGAAGCAAAGGAAAAAGAAAAAGAAACAATTGAAGTCCTGAAACCAGTATTTAATAAGCTGTTAAATACTAATCATTGGCAAAAAGGACGGAAGTTTGACAAAAATATTTGTGAGTTTGCCAAAGGTTTAAAGGACATGGGTTATTCATATAAGAATGTAGCTTTTCTTATTGGATCAGAAAACCCACTAAACAATGTAATGTCAGCAAAAAGGATGGTGCAATATGTCAGCAACTAACCACATGGATTATTATTCTCAATTTATTCACAAGAGCCGTTACAGCCGTTTCGTACAAGATGAGCAGCGCCGTGAGCACTGGGAAGAAACCGTCAAGCGTTACTTCTCTTTCATGCAGAACCAGCTTGAGACAAAGCACAAGTACTCTATCGATTCAAAGCTACTAGACGAGCTGTACACCGCTGTCCTAAACCTTGAAGTCATGCCATCTATGCGAGCTATCATGACCGCTGGTAAGGCTCTGGAGCGTGACAACACAGCAGGTTACAATTGTTCTTATCTGCCTATCGATGACCCTAAAGCCTTTGACGAGGCTATGTATATCCTTCTCTGCGGCACTGGAGTAGGCTTCTCTGTGGAGCAAAAGTATGTCACTCAACTACCTGAAGTCCCTGATCAGCTCTTTGACTCTGAGACTGTTATTTCTGTCGCTGACTCTAAAGAAGGCTGGGCCAAGGCACTACGCCAGCTCATCGCTCTTCTGTATTCTGGGGAAGTGGCAAGGTATGACCTTTCCAAGATTAGACCCGCTGGAGCACGACTCAAGACTTTTGGTGGACGAGCATCTGGTCCTGGACCTTTGGATGAGCTTTTTAGATTTGTTACAGCCAAGTTCAAAGGAGCCGCTGGTCGGAAACTTACATCGCTCGAATGCCATGATATTCTCTGCAAAATCGGGGAAGTTGTTGTTGTGGGTGGAGTACGACGATCAGCAATGATCTCCTTGTCAGATCTTGAAGATGATCGGATGCGTCATGCTAAATCTGGAAACTGGTGGGAACAAAATGCACAACGAGCACTGGCTAACAACTCAGCAACGTATAATGCACGACCTGATATTGGACAATTTCTCCAAGAGTGGACTTCATTGTATAACAGTCATTCTGGAGAACGAGGAATCTTCTCCCGTGCTGCCAGTATCGCTCAAGCTGAAAAGAATGGTCGACGGGACAGTAATTATGAATTTGGAACGAATCCTTGTTCGGAAATCATCCTACGCCCCTATCAGTTCTGCAACCTCACAGAAGTAGTTGTCCGTGCTGAAGATACTCCTGAGACTCTGGCTCGTAAGGTCCGTATTGCTACGATTCTGGGTACTTTCCAGAGCACTCTGACGCACTTCCCTTACCTGCGTAAGATCTGGCAGAAGAACACTGAAGAGGAGCGTCTGCTGGGTGTATCGTTGACTGGTATTCTTGATAACAAATGGATGGGAGAAGTCTGTGACAGCACTAAGAAGGCTCTTGAACAGCTACGCCAAGTCGCCGTGGACACCAATGCTGAGTATTCAGGTGCTCTTGGAATCCCTCAGTCGGCTGCGATCACTTGTGTTAAGCCTTCTGGGACTGTGTCTCAGCTTGTTAATTCTGCCTCTGGTATTCATACTCGACATAGTAAGTATTACATTCGTCGGGTTCGTGGAGATAAGAAAGATCCTCTCACGAAGTTTTTGACAGACAGTGGAGTTCCCACTGAAGACTGTGTAATGCGTCCTGATAGCACTGCCGTGTTTTCTTTCCCAGTGAAAGCACCAGATAATGCAAGGACTCGTGATAGTCTTGATGCACTACAACAGCTAGACATCTGGATGATGTACCAGCGTCACTACTGCGAACATAAACCGTCTGTCACAATTTCTGTTAAAGAGCACGAATGGATGGATGTCGGTGCTTGGGTTTGGAAGAACTTCGACGAAATCTCTGGTATTAGTTTCTTACCGTGGGATGGAGGAACCTATCGACAGGCTCCGTATGAAGAGTGCACAAAGGAGGAGTATGAAGCATTGTTAGCTAAGATGCCTGCAAACATTGATTGGAGTCTTTTAAAAGAAGAGGACGACAATGTTGAAGGCGCTCAGACATTAGCCTGTGCTGCTGGTCACTGTGAAATCTAAGGAGGTAGTATGGATATCGAAACCAACATGATTGCAGGTATCTCAGTAGGTGTTGAGTATGTGAAGAACCCAGACACCGATGAGAACCACATTGTAGTGGACCTGTTTGTGATTCGAGTGCTGTTTAGTTGGCTTTAAGTAGTGACTCACGGACAGTGTCATACTGTCTGTAACACAGCTCCAGGGCAGATCTTAATTGGTCTGCTCTGGCAGCTTCCCTGATAAGAAACTCCGCATCCTGTCTAGAAAGCTCGGCCCCAGTTGCTCCTTTACAATCTCTGGCGGTATCGGCGCTACTAGGTCTTTCTTGACGCTGGCGCAGCTCACCAATAGCAGACTGCAGCTTACCAGCAATAACTTTGATCTCAGCATCCTTCTGTCTCCTAATGCCCTCTGTAGCCGTTATAAGGGCCTTCTCAGCCGTTCTAGCAGCCTGGTAGTACCTAGATACCTCTTCAGCCTGCGAAGCCTTCAGAGAGGCTATATTAGCGTTTAAACGCCATCCGTTTATAACCCACCCAACCAGCACTCCAAAGGCCAGGATAGCCGTATAGCGAGCTATGAGCCAATACATTGTTTGTACTCTGCCTTCCTACGGTTATCTAGTCCCTTAACTACTTCTCCTCCAGCCCTGTTCCACCGAAGGATCTCCTTACAAGCTCCTGCATAATCGGTAGCATTGAGTTTACGTACCAAGGTGGAGCCACAGAATGCAGTAGGACCAATGTTGTAAGCCAAGGAGATATAAGCATCATATTCGTACTGGTGTAAAGGCACCTTGACACACTGCTTCAGAGCACCTTCAAACTTCCCTATGTCCTCTATTTTCCTTTGGAGAGCAGCCACAGGAGTAGTAGACATATTAGGCTTAACGCCTGCAGTAGTTCCAAACCCAATTGTCCACACTCCTACAATGTCTTGGTATGCTTTCTCGACATACCCTTCCCACGACGCTATCCCCACCAGTGCAGTGGCAGACAGTGCTATACCTGCTACGGCTCTTCTTATCATTCCTCTTCAGTACCAGTAGGTGCTGTAGCCTGCATCCTGATACCTTCAATAAGCCTTGCTGTCTCTGCTGGTCCTATCTTTTCAATTGCTTTATCCATAGCAGTACGGATATTAGGAGAAGTTAGGAGTTTCTCAGCAGTTCGATATGACAAACCAGAAGCGACGAACAAAGGAATAGCAATCGCTGGCTGGAAGATACCATAAACACCTAATCCAGTAAGTTTTCCAGCAATCAGGATGTTACGATACTTAGACATCTCTCCAGTGCCTTCGCCAAGCACATCAAAAGCCCGTGTAGCCTGTTGCTGAAGAGGAGCAGTACCTAGAGCAGCCTGAGCGCCTTCCCCTTGTCTAGCGGCTTCCTGAAGCATTCTAGCAGGAGATACAGTGCCTGGAGAGCCAGGAACCTCTGCAATACTCTTGGTAACGGCGTCTTTTAGCCTAGCACGCTTCATCCAAGCCTCGTTAGCCTTAGCAATGTTGCCTGTTGTGTCTACTTCCTGAATAAAAGACTTGACAGTTTTAAGAGTTTCATTATAGCCTGCTCTAAGAGCATCTCCATCAGAGTCAAAAGCCTTAATTGAATCTGCTTTCTTACGAAGGAAGGATTCAATAGTTTTTAGCCTATCTCCGTCAATCTGACCATTCTTAACTTTGTTAAAGACATTGAGTTTAATGACATTCTGAAACTCTTTAGCACGTTCTTTAGATAACTGGGATGTTGTAACCTCTAAGGCATCTGTGACACCAGCAATTAGGTTATCTGCGGGGGTAGGAGGAATCTTAGATAGAGCATCGTCATAAGTATTCTTGATCTGCTGATGCACGCTACGGAATACTTCAATACCATTCTTAGCCGTAGGATCTACTTTTCCACCAATCGATGACAGCACTTCGTCGCCAATAGACTTAGTAAACTGACGATTGATTGCCTCACGCTCTACACGCATGGTTGGCAGGTCAAAAGACTCAATCTGACGGAAGAACCATCCAGGTACACCAGTATATGCCTGACCAGGAGTTACAGGAATTCCTTGTTTAACTAATTCATCAACTCCTTCTTTTACTTTAGGAGCAAGCGCTTTTCCAACAAAGTAGCCACCAAGTCCAAAAGCAGCACCAAAACCTGCTTGTTCAGCTTTCTCTTGAATAAACTCTGTTGGACTTGTAGCACCACCCATTGTAGGCATTGTGAGTGCACCTGCAGCACCTGCAGCAGCAGCCTGTCCTAGTTTGCCCGCTCCAGAAACTAACTGAGCAGCCTTAATAGGAGCAGCAATACCAACAGGACTAAGGATGTTACCAACAAGACGAGAACCTTCAAAACCAGTATCCCCAGCAGCGGCCCTAGAAGCCTGATAAGCCGCTTCACGCTCTGCTACACCCCTACGACCCTCTTCTCCTCCAACAACCTGAGCAATGGCCTCCATAGGGTCTATAACAGCACCTTTAATAACACCACGAACAGTCCGCCCTACAGGACCTAACTGAACAGGCTTAGGAGGCTCAGGAATAAGAGCATTTCCTGCCACGATCTCTGAGTAAGGCATAGCCAACAACCGCTGTCTACGCTCTTCATACAGACGCTGTGCTTGTTTAATTACCTCTGATTGAGGCGCACCTTCAGGACCCTCAACAATAATCTCTGTGCCGTCTGGTGCTTGTACTTTATATTGAGCCATGTTAGTCCTTATTCAACAATACGCCATTCACCTGGTGCCGCTTGTGTTGTTGGAGCCTTCTGTTGTTTTGGTTTAGCCTGTGCTGGAACTGGTTCATTAGCAACGGGTGCGACAGGACGACCTTGAATTGCATCTAGCCACCGCTTATATGACTCCTCTATTCGTGTAAGAGCTGCACGAAGAGCTTCAGGGTTGTCTAACTGGTCCAGTGTAGCAACCGTGGACTGGAGATAGTTAATCTCTTGAACAGCAACCTGACCAAGAGCACCGCCAGTCGGGGAAGCATCACGCATCTGCTGAAGACGATCAAAACCAAGATTAGCCTTAATGGTCTGAATCTTATTCTGTAATGTACGAGCCTCAGATGAAGGAAGGAACGCAAGAGAACCACCAAGACCGGCAGTCCATCCACTAACTAAGTTACGAGCCTCTCCAATTGTAGTTATAACTCGTTGAGCGTTTGACGTAGCAAGTTGTTCTGATCGTGTTTTGGCTTCAGCTTTATCAATCTCTTTCTGATCAGCCAGAGCACGGCGAATATCAGTGCTTTCTGTCTTATAAGCAATTGCTCTTGCACGCTCAGGAGGAACACCAAGAGCCACTAATTCATCATACTTCTTTTTAGACTCAGAAGGTTGCTCATTCTTAGGTGTGACAGGCTCTCCACGAGCAATAATGTTGCCTTGAGCGTCAACCATAACTGATCCTGGAGGAAGAACCTTTCCTTCAGCAGGCTCACGCAAAGCCTTTTCAGTCTGTGCTTTCTTAAGACCAATCTCAGCCTGTGTCTTTTCCATCTCTCCTTGCATCTTAGCAGCCTGTTGACGCAAAGCAACAGACATTCCAGCAAAGTCTGGGTTCTTATTTAACTCACTGGCTAACTGAATCATTCCTTCGGGAGTAGCCATGTCTATGCCTTGATCCTGCAAACCTTGGATAGTAGTACGAAGATCAGTAGCGGCCTTCATTCGAGGATCTACGACACCAGCCAACTCACGAGTTCCTGTTAGAAGACGCTCCCCAGCCTGAATAGCAGGAAAAACACCAGCAGCAAATGGATTACCTTGAAGCATACGGGCCTGCCCTAAAGCACGAGCCTCTTCTTCTGCTTTCATTGTCTGCTGAACAGACGAAGGTGTTAATCCGAACAATGATTGCATTACATCAAAAGCCATATTATCACCCCAATCCAAAGAGTTCAGTTAAAGACCTACCAGCAGCCGTAGCAATTGGAGTTAATAACCCTTGAGCAATGTTTCCAATAGCTTGTGTCTGCTGTCCCTGCGGAACAAGAGCAGCCTGTGCAGCTTGTAGACGAGCCATCTCACCTGCTGCACCAAGTTGTGCTTGACGAGCCAGGTCTTGTTGACGAAGCTGAGCAGCAGCGCCTGCAGTTGTAAGAGGAACCCCAACACCTTGAAGCTGGGCCTGTAATGCACGAGCACGGTTAGCCTGTTCAAGCTGATTAAGGTTAATGCCAAGCTGACCAGTTGTCTGAAGTTGTGCCAGAGTCTGTTGGTCGATTCCTTGTGCCTGACCAAGAAGACCTTGTGCCAGTGCTGCTTGACGACCTGCTTCTGTGGTACCAAACTGTTGAGCAGCCAGTGCCTGTTGAGCACGGGCAGTCTCTTGAGCAGACAGCAAGGATTCAAACAGAGGATTGACAGTACGAGCACCACCACCTGTAGTAGGCAGAGTAGACCCAAAACCAAGCAGTCCTTGACGCTGTAGCCGATTCTGAAGAGCAAGAATATCACGCTCACGACCAGGAGCAGCAATAGCCTCTACTTGATTATAGAGATCTTGAGCAGCCTGTGCTGGGTTAATAGCGCCTAGTGTCTGCCCAGCAAGTCCAAGAGACTGTTGACGAAGAGCCTCATAAGCAGGTGCAGTAGTTGCAGTAGCGCCTGTAGGAGTTACTCCAGTAGTACCAAACCCAGTGGTCATGGTATATGGAGTAAACGGAACCTGCGAAGCCTGGCCAGCGGCAGCAGTATCTGCTTTTACTTGTTCTGCTAAACGAGTAAGCTCAGCATACTCAGAAGGAGACAGTGCAGATCTAGAAGCTAGTTCAGAAATGCGCCTTTGTGCTTCAGCACCTGCCCCAAGAACACGGTCAATCTGTGCTTGTTGAACAGCAGCATTAACACCAGTATTGACAAGTCCAGGAATGTTACCAAGTAAACCACTAAGAGCACCACCAAGAAGGTTACCAGCTCCTGCGGTCAAACCAGCACCTGCTGCAGTTCCTAGTGTGTTGGCTAATGTAGCCCCTCCAAGAGTAGTACCAGCAGCAGTTAAACCAGAACCAAGCATTGTTCCAGCAGCGGCGGTACCTGCGGCAGTTCCACCAAGTGTTGCGGTGCCTGCTGTTAAACCAGATCCCAACGCAGTTCCTGCCCCTGTGCCAGCGGCTGCAGTACCTAATGTCGATGTTCCAGCAGTTAATCCAGAGCCTAGAGCAGTTCCTCCAGCGGCTGTGGTTGCTAGTGTTCCAGCAGTAGTTCCTGTACCAGCAGCAGTGCCTGCCGTAAGACCAGTCTGAGCAGCGCCTGTGGTAGTACTTAATCCTGTTCCAGGGCCAGTCTGTACATCTCCAACAACCCCTACCCCGCCTGTGAATTTTGTAATGTCTGCTGCAATTGATGTTGCCGAAGCCCCTGTAGCCGCCATATTAGCAGCACTTGCAGCTACGACAGGATCTACACCAGAAGCAATTAAAGCTGTTTGAATATCGTTTACACCAAGTCCTTGCTTGGCTAACTGAACAGCATCATTTGCGGTCCCAGTAATAGTAGAAACTTGATCAGAATTAAGAACACCAAATGTTTCTTTATAATCGCCAAGACCAAGAGTATCTAAAGCATCTCCAATAACACCACTACCTGCTAATGCTGTTCCAGTACCAGCAAGAGCTGCAGCAATCAGTGCTTTTTCAGCATCCCCTGTGATGGCCCCAGTAGTTAAACCAGAAGCAATAGCATTTCCAATAGCTTCAGCAGCTAACGGATTTGCTAGACCAAGGCTTGATCCAATCAGGCTTCCAAGACCTCCAACACCAGCAGCAAAACCGATCAGAGGAGCCACACCTTCCATGAACTTCTCTACTCCACCACCAGTCTGGACACGAATAGTGCCTAAGTCATCGCCATAAGCACTACGGACACGGTAGATCGTATAAGGACCGTCTGTACCTAATTCTTCATACTCTTGGAAATCATCACCTAGGCCCAGAGATCTTATGTTTCCTTGCGTTCCTACAGTCTGCTGAAAAGAGCCTTCTCCGCTGTATGGATTAGGATTAACTTCAGGTGGCGGACGAGTAGCAGCAAGATACTCAGGATCATTACGCATAATCCCTAGACGGGGAGCATTAGGGTCTGAAGGATTTAAAAAGGAATTAGTAGCTCCTGCTAGTCCTTGATTAGCAATAGCATCTGCCCAGAAGTTAAGAGCAGATTCAGTAGGCTCTAAGCCAGTAGCGTAGACATCAAAGAGCTGTCTAGCTTGAGCAAGTTGCGTAGCCGTAGCCATTAGTATGTACCTCCAGCAATCGTACCAGTAAAGGTACCAGAAACAGTCAGGTTAGCCACAGTAGTTGTACCAGTGAAAGTAGGACCAGCAGCCTCAATCTTAGTAGCAATAGCCGTAGCAATGTTATTAAACTCAGTATCGAACTCTGAGCCACGAATAACCTTGTTAGGATCTCCACTAGACAGGCTATCTTTAGCCGTGAAGTTTGTGGTTTTGGTGTAATTAGACATGATTAAATCGTCCTTCCAGGTATAGCGTAGATGTCAATCTTCTGAATTGATAGTGGGGTTCCGTTAATAGCGGCATCAATACCAATCTGGATGACGTTCCCGCTGCCTGATAACTGCTTCTTAATCTGATCAATCACAACCGATGAAGAGTATGTTCCAATACCATACTCAGCAATTCCATACTCTGACACAGTAGCCGTAGCTGTGTTAACCTGTGTAGTCTTATAGTTAGTCTGATAGTCAAAAGCCCATCGAAGGTCTATAACTGTGTCAGAAGACCCAACTACTGTTATTCCAATCTTCTTTAGTACCTTTGTTATGGAAGGTGAAGCAAAGTCAAGATAAGGAGAATAATAAGTAAAGATGTATGATGCGCTGTTGTCAGTATATCCACCATACTCAGCTACTCCATTTAACTTACCAAGCAAAAGCCTATTGTCGTGAGTTACTACTGCCGCTCTTGGAGAGATTGTGTCCCAAACAGTAGTTCTGGATGATCCATCTTGTAAGAATTGACGTAGATCAAAGCAGAATGTAAATGTGCTTGTAGGCAGAATCAGCAGATAGAAAGCATCTTGCTCAAAATAGACGCTACGAACCTTATCTAAAACCTCATCCTTGACATAATCCATGAGCTGATCACGGACGTTACGGCTGATATCACGAATTGGAGCAGACTTTTCTTGGATAGTACGGGCTAATCCACGGATACCGCTATCTGACAAAAAGATAATATCGGTACCAATACTCTGAATACTGTCTCTAGCTACGCAACCAACACCAGAAATTACATCTGCAAGCTGAAGATTGTCGATGTTGTCTGCATTAGCATACAGGACAATGGTATTCTTACAGAAAATAACCAGATAGTTGTTATGCTCTGCTAATGCTACGATAGATTCACCACCAGGAACCACTTGTTCTAGGTTAATAAATCCTGAACCAATACCGTTAAAGTCACTAGCGTCCAGAAGAGCTGAGTAATAGACCGTAAGATCGTCATTACCTACGTTAGCAAGCCACAGACGACCATAAGCAGCTAGTCCACAGTTAGGAGTAAACGTAGTAGTGGTGTATCCAGTAGGCAAAGAGCCCATATCACCAAGTCTTTGGAACCCAAAAGCACCAGTATGGGCGTGTGCAGTAGATCCTAGTTTGTGATAGATCAGCGTAGGATGACCAGCCTGAATCATGTAAGCATGAGCAGACTTATTTAGTCCTGTTTCATACTCCGCTTGTACAATCTGCCAGTTATTTTCTGTGATTGTGTATGTTAGGTCTGCAGTGTTGTCACTGTTACGTACAGTCTTCTGTGTTAGAGTAGTCTCGCCAGTGAATAACTTGTCATCTCCAGCGCTGATGAGCGTATAAGTACCGTCACCATTGTTAAACTCAAACATTGCTTCTATGTTTACTGCTGTGCCACCAGAAGTAGTAGTATAAGTCCATCCTTTTCTAGCACCAATACGACCATAACGGTCAATAACAGCGTTATAAGCCTGCGTCGCAAAGGACGTATCCATCGATACCCCAGAATCCTGGGTGTTTAACCCAAAGAATCCTGGTGCAGTAATCGCTGTTGCTTGTAGTGGTTTGTTTCCGTAGGCCATTTAGACTGGATACCAGATAGTTTCTTCAGGACGACGACCAGCCTCAATAGCGATGTGGTCTGCTAGAGACTGCTTAGCTACTGCGTACTGACTACTGACGTTGATACCACCGTCTTCTCCACGCTCCTCAATAGCCTTTGCCCAAGCAAGTAGGACAATAGGGTTCTTAGGTAGCGATGTTGAGTCACTGTTGGCACTTAGCTCTGCTTCTGGAGCAAAGCCGTTAAAGCGGATAGTGTAGGCAGTATCGGGGACAGGATACACATCAACCTGAATATCGCCGTTGACATCGACACCATTCACAGC